CAGTGAGAGAAAAAACTCACAAGCCTAGCGTATGCGATGGCAAGATACGAAGACGAGCTAATATGCGATATGGCTCGTTTTTATCATATCTACAGCTATCGCGAACATGACCCCGTATTAATCGCAACCTTATTTGGGGGGCTAGGTGACGATTCAAGGGTTGCCATGAAGATGAACAATATGATGTGTGACAATATGACGTACATACTCGCAATGATAAAGGATGAACTTGCCGCAATAAACTATAGTCTTTCAGCTGACGAGCAAAGGGAAAAACCGGAATTACTTACTGAAAGGCTGATACAGACGGCTGATGAAATGAAGAAAAGCGAGATGAGTACAGGCTTCGACAGTATAGAGAGCTTCAATGAATGGTACGCAGGAAAGGTAGGTAATGAAAATGGCAGATCTTGGTAAGGCATATGTCCAGATCGTTCCGTCGGCGCAGGGAATTAGTGGATCTATCACGAACGTCCTGAAAGGCGAGGCAGGAATTGCCGGAAGCACTGCCGGAAAGCAGGTCACGGATGCTGTAACGAAGTCTATATCAGGTGCACAGACATCATGGACCTCATCGCTCGCAAAGGTTGGCGGAATTATTGCTGGAGCCTTCGCAACGGCAAAGGTCATTGCGTTTGGTAAGGCATCCGTTGATGCAGCAAAAAGTTCTGAACAGGCAAACACGAAGCTGAATACGATCCTCAAACAGAGAATCCACGCATCGGATGAGAACATCAAGAGCGTATACAACATGATCTCAGCTCAGGGAAAGCTTGGAGTTGTAAGCGGAACTGCACAGAAGAGCGGTGCTCAGCAGCTGGCTACTTTCCTAAGCTCCACAAAATCGCTTAATGTGCTGATTCCGGCAATGAATAACCTTGCCGCACAGCAGAAGGGCGTCAATGCAACGTCAGAGGACATGATTAACTATGGGAACATGTTCGGTAAAGTAATGCAAGGACAAACAGGAGCGCTGAAGCGTGTCGGCATCACATTTGACGAGCATCAGGAGAAGGTACTAAAGACTGGGAACGAGTACCAGCGTGCCGCAATGCTTGCCGAGATTATCAGAAACAATGTCGGTGACATGAACCAGGCAATGGCAAATACTGATTCTGGAAAGATCAAGAAGGCTGAGATGAACTTCGGAGCACTCAAGGTTGCCGTAGGTCAGCGATTGCTTCCAGTTGTTGCCGAGTTCAAGAGCAAGCTTGGAGATGTTGCAGGATTTATCACGACGAGCGTTCTTCCTAAGTTCGACAGGTTCACGAAGTGGTTCAGCAGCGAGGCAAAGCCAAAGATAGACCAGTTTTCGTCGGCGCTTTCAAAGACGCTGAAGCCAGCTTTTGAGCAGGTAGGCAAGTTCATAGAGAAGACGCTCATTCCTAATCTTGAGAAATTCGGAAAGTGGATATCGTCAAACAGGGCAACTATTGGACTGCTTGCAAGCGTCATCGGTGGCGTTGCAGTGGCGCTTGCAGCGCTTAATGCAGCAAGTGCGGTAATAGGAGTCATTGCCGGCGTTGTAACGGCACTCAAGGGAGTATTCACGGCACTGTCAATGATAAAGAGCGTATCAGGAGTGTTTGCACTCATCAAGCTGGGAATTGCTGCCATTGGAGGACCGGTCACAATTGTCATCGGTGTTATCGGTGCACTTGTTGCCGCATTCACATATCTGTGGAATACGAATGAAAGCTTCAGGAACGGTGTTATTAGCATCTGGAATGGCATCAAGACGACAGCTTCATCGGTTTTCGGTTCTATCGCTTCGACGATATCAGGCGTATGGAATGCCATAACGGCAGGAGTTTCTACGGCATGGAATGGCATCAAGAACATCATTTCTACCGTATGGAATGCAATTTCCAGCGTTGTAAGCGTCGGAGTGAATGCCGTCAAGACGGTCATGCTTGTTGTCTTTGCGCTCATCATGAATCTTATAGTTCCAATAATCAATGGATGGCTCAATGTGTTCAAGACTGTATTCAATGCCATCAGGACAGTCGTGACGACTGCAGTCAATGCCGTCAAGACTGTCATAACAACAGTATTCACAGCCGTGTCTAGAGTCGTGTCTACTATATTCAATGGAATCAAGAACGTGGCGACAACAGTATGGAATGGCGTGAAGGCTGCTGTTAGCGGCCCTGTCAATGCCATCAGGAGCGTCGTGTCAAGCGTCTTTGGAGCAGTGAAGAGCACTGTCAGCAGCATATTCAATGGAATAAAGTCAACGACTTCTAGTGTATGGAATGGAATAAAGAATGCCATAACATCACCAATTACAGCTGCAAGGGATACTGTCAGCAACATCGTCAACAAGATCAAGAGCACTGTAAAGAACATCTTCAACGGAATAAAGCCTAAGCTGAATCTTTCGCTTCCTCATATCAGCGTATCAGGTGGAACTCCTCCATGGGGTATTGCCGGAAAGGGAAAGCTTCCATCATTCAGCGTAAAGTGGTACAGAAAGGCAGAGGATAATCCTTTCATGTTCAGAAGTGCTACATTATTCGGCGCTGGCGAGCACAATGACGAAATATTGTATGGCAAGTCAAGCTTGATGAGGGATATCAGAAACGCATCAGCATCAGGCAACAGGGACATCATTGAGAAGCTCGACGAGGCAATCGAAACGCTCAAGAAGCTGACAGGACTTGATATCAAGCTTGTCGTAAATGGCAGACAGCTAGCATACGAGATGGTTGATGATATCGATCAGGCACTTGAAAAGAAAAGAAGATGGAGAAAGTAGACTATGAACATTGAGAGATACGAAAGAAAGATAGGCAATGTGAAATTTGGAAGTCATGACATGCTTCGTGATTACGGGGTAATCATGACTTCTTTTGATATTGGAATGCCTTCTCAGAAGAGATCTTCTATCGAGGTGCCAGGAATGGATGGAGTCATTGACCTGACATATGTTATCAGCAATCAGAAGATATATGAAAACAGGCCGGTATCAATGACATTCGAGATACTATACAGGAACGGTGCTGATTTGTGGAACATACATGAGAGAATTGCAAATGATTTGCATGGAAACGAGATGGACATCCGTCTGTCATTCTATCCAGGTTGGCATCTTGAAGGAAATGTCAGCGTTGATGGACTGAGCATGAATGACGGTACGGCAACATTCAAGGTTACATGTGACTGCAATCCATACTTCATCAGAAACAGCCTGACGAGAGCAACATATGCCGTAACAGGCACAATGGATGTTTATATAAGGAATGCAACGCGATGGACCATCCCGTCAACTGAAGTGACAGGAACCGTATCTGTAAAGACTGATGATGCAGCTGTATCGCTGAGCACTGGAAAAGCAAGGAATGCTGCAATCGTGCTCAAGAGCGGACTGAACAGAATAACTCTTGGAGGAAGCGGGACAATAACATTTGAGTACCAGGAGGCAAGGCTTTAAATGTACAGGATATATATAGATGGGAACCTTGCATACAGCCCGTATGAAAAGGAGTTTGCTGTATATGATGCAAAACTGTCGGTAGAGCAGAATCAGCCTGATACGTTCGAGTTTACGCTTCCATTTACAAATCCATTTGTCAACAGCATAGAGAAGATGTGCACGGAGGTAAGGATGCTTCGTGATGATGAGCTCATGTTTGTCGGAGTTGCTTGTGAGGATACGCTTAATTTTGACAACAGCAGGACAGTTAAATGTAAGGGCGACCTATATTTTCTCAGCCAGTCAATTATCCGACCTTATTCTTTTCAGGGGAGTGTTAAGGATTATTTCAAGCTACTCATAGATGCTCACAATGCTGAGAGTGAAAGAAAATTCTATGTCGGCAGCGTGACTGTCACTGATCCTAACGACTACATCACTCGTGCATCAAGCGATTATCCTACTGTATTTAAGGAAATCACTGACAAGTGCATTGGAATAATGGGTGGTTATCTTGTCATCCGTTATGTGGACGGAAAGCGATACATCGACTATCTCGATGACTACACTACAGTAAATGAGCAGACAGTTGAGTTTGCCATGAACATAAGTGATGTAAATGTAGACAGTGACGTGCTTGAGCTGGCAACAGTACTCATACCAAGAGGTGCAAACATTGAAAGCGGAGGAACTGAAGAAGATCAGCAGTCAGCCGAGAAGCGCATAGACATCACTTCGGTAAATGATGGAAAGGACTATATACAGGATGATGAGTCAGTTGCAAGATACGGAAGAATAATGAAGGTAGAGACATGGGACGATGTGACGCTGCCTGAAAATCTTCTTAAGAAGGCAAAGAAAAAGCTGAAGGAGCTTTCAAGCATGACGAAGGTGATAACGCTCAAGGCTGTTGACGTGTCAGCTGTAAGGAATGTATCTCCATTCAGCCTTCATCAGTACATTCATGTAATTTCAAAGCCAAATGGAATTGATGATCTTTATCTTCCGACAAAGATAGACATGAACATTTTCAGTCCTGAATCAAACTCTATAGAGCTGACGGTCTCGTCAATGACGAAAAATGAGACAAATGCGAGAAGGACGGTTCATGGAAGCTTCATCGATACGACTGGATCTGTTGAAAACAATACTTTTGACAAGCTGAACAGGATTGTAGATGATTACAGTTCGAGGATATGGCAGGAAAAGAACATAATCTCAGCTGAGGTTGCTGAATCGGTCAGCAGGAAGGCAAGAGTAACTATGGCACCGAATGCGCCTACAAATCCAAATATAGGCGATTTATGGATTAATACTGATGGCAATGTCATGTCATTCTACAGCGGTATCGAATGGATTGACGCAACGAATGAAGGCCTTGAAAAATTCATCAACACAACATTCAGGACATATGTCGAACAGACATCAAAACAGCTCAGCTTTGTTATCGAGTCATACACTTCAAGAATTGACTCAGTTGAAAACAGTCTCACTGAGCAGCTGAAGCCGGTGCGAACATACTTCACGATGAAAGACGACGGTCTCCACATAGCAAAGAGCGGAAGTTCTTCTGAGATAGTATATGGCAATGACAAGATTTCGCTTTGCGAGTCGGGACAGGAAATTGCATATATCAAGCAGCACAAAATGTATATAACGGACATAGAAGTCACGAACTCGCTGAGAATCGGCAACTATGCATTCAGTCCTAGAAAGAATGGCAGCGTCGATTTCAAACTCTATAAGAAGGAAGGTACTAGTTAATGGCTTCAGGGACTATATGGGGGTCAACTTCTAACAGATACATATCTATGAAGATTGACTGGTGGGAATCATCGGTATCAACTGAAGGAAACAGTTCAGTAGTCTATGCTAGGCTTTCTTACATGAAATCTAGAAGTTCAACTGCAAGGACGGATGGGACTTTCAATGGAAGCGTATCGATAAACGGAAGCACAAAGACATTTAGCTTCAGGATGACACTGAATGCAAACAATTCATGGGTTGAGGCAGGAACGCATTCAGTGACAGTCGGTCATAATGATGACGGAACGAAGACAATATGGATTTCAGGAAACGGCAGCATTGGTGGCACATCGTTCAGTTCTTCAAGTGCAGGCGGAAATGCCACACTTACAACCATCGCAAGAGCATCACAGCCATCAGTCAACACGTGGCCGAATTCCAGTCCAAACATCACGGCAAATGATCAGTGCATCATCCACATGAACCGCAAGTCTTCGTCTTTTACGCATACAGTGAGGTATGCATACGGAAGCATGTCTGGAACAATTGCGACGGGTGTTACTGACAACTGCTGGTGGAAGATTCCTATCGAACTTTGCACGCAGACTCCTAACTCAACAGTAGGATATGGAAATATCTATGTTGATACATATGCAGGATCAACATTCATCGGAACAAAAAGCACTGGTATAACAGTTCACGTTCCGGACCAGGTAAGTCCTAATATGGACAAGTTCACAATCACTAACGAAAGCGATTTGCTGAACGGTGTTTTTGTTATGAGAATCAGCAAGATGAAAATTGATGTGAGCGCAACAGGTCAGTATGGTTCGACGATAAAGGAATATATGGTCGTTTGCGGTGATAACAAGGTGCATAACGAGAATTCTTTTACGAGTGATACCATAAATGACATGATTGACAGTGAATATGAAGATATAACTGTGAGAGCAAGTGCAACTGATTCGAGAAACAGGAGCATAGACGTAAGCAAGACAGTGAGATTCTACAAGTACGAAAGTCCAAAAATAAGCGGACTTTCAGTAGAAAGAACAGACAAAAATGGAAATCTTGATGAAGATTCGGGAGAGTACATCAGCTGGTCATGCAGCATGTCGATATCGAGTGTCAATAAGATGAACGCGATGAGCTATAAAGTCGAGTACTCCATTGATGGAAAAAACTGGACGGAGCGAAACGTTGGATCATCGTCAGCAGGAACCGTAACTAGAACAGAGAAAGGCATTTTTGCAGCCGACCCTGACAAGACTTACATCGTAAGAGTCACGGTCAGCGACAAGATTGGAAGCGTATCAGTAGATACCACAGTCAATCCGACTTTCACGCTTGTCAACTTCTCGGCAGGCGGAAGGGGAATAGCAATTGGAACTACTGCTGAAGAGAATAAAGTGAAGGTAAAGCCTGGAATGTTAAGCACAGGTGACCAGCACGATCTTGTGATGGCAATCTACAGGATGATGATTGCAAATGTCCTCATGAGAGATGATTATGACAAGTCAGTCAAGGATGATACTGAGGCAATCTATAAGAAGAACGGAGGAGTGTTATGAGGAACTACGATCTCATAGAAAGAGCTGTTGGAACTCTTACGTACCTTGACTCGGAAGTCATAGGCGAGGGAGCAGAGCTCTATGTCGAGTTTCAGGAGATGTTCAGCCATCCAGATGACTATGTTTTAGTGGCATGGGCGCTTGTCAATGAGAACTACGAAGTTGTCCATAACTCGGATATCACTTTCGTAGAGTACATAAAGCAAGATAATTGCGTACACATAAAGAAAGTGAATGCCTCTATTTACTCAGTTGACGGCTGGCATGTAAGAGCGTTCTTCTTGAGAACAAAGATAACGAAGGAGGAAACTGCAAATGGCTAATTTTACAATCACGAGAAACGGTTTATATGCAGAACTGCTAGAAGATGCGCATTTAGGGCAGTCTTCTGAAAACATCACTGTGGCAGTGAAGGATGATGGAAGCTACAGTGGATACACAAAAAGGCTGTATTACTCATATTGCTATCATAACGAAGTGCATCGTGCTTTAAGTGCTGTAAATTCAAACAGCGAGTACGTCATACCAGTACAGGCTTTTTTTGAGCCTGGCATAGTAAAGCTTTCGGTTGAGCTTTCAAATGGGACGAACCGACCAACATGTAACGCTTGCTTTTTAATCGTAACTCATGGAGCAAAGGATGTTGACGCGAGCGTGCTGCCAAGTGAAAAGACTTGGCAGGAGTATGTTGATTCGTATCTTGCAAAGGCAAGAGAAAGTGCGCTCAAAGATATCGAGAATCAGAGATCGTTTGCAGTTAGCGGAATTAATAAGATTGGAAATGATACGTTATCATCAGTCATTGCAAAGGCCGCAAGCGCAACGAAGGATATCGATAATAAGGCAAAAAATGCAATTGCGAGCATACCATCAGACTATGCATTGCTGACATCAAAGGTAAGCTCTCTTAAGCTTTACCGAGACAACGAAGGATATCTATGTGAGGAGGAATAGCAAAAATGTCAAATCGAATTTTTACTGATGATACTGCAAAAGCTATGCTGCGAGAGCTTGCATATCAGAGATACAGCTCAGCGCAGTATGACTCGCTGAGTGCTCTTGAGAAGCAAATTGGAGCTGAATACGACTCTCATCGAAACGGAAAGGTATACGCGACGAAATTGTGGAAGTTTGCAAAGAATCAGACTTCCTCAGGTGAAAGATTGCTTGATTCGGTAGGCAAGACGTGCACGCCTTCAACTGATTCAACAGTCGGTCAGGACGACTTTTTGAATGACAGCCCGATTTTTCAGTGGGCTCGCTGCAACTATACGAGGGATGATGACGGCACTGCAAGAATCAAGGCACTTGAGGGAATGCCATCATACAGGACAGAAGGCGCATGCGATGTCGGTACGATTGCAGCGACATTCTATTGGAAGTGCGAGGAGCATTCTGAATACGACATCATATACATGAGTGACAGTCCTAACCATGCATTGGGGCTTGTACCTTTCGGACTTGCTGTTAAGGATGGAATGGTCATGCCATATTACATAATCAGCTCATACTCAAGCGTTATTGCGAGTGATGGAAATGTACGAAGCCAGCCAGGACTCGCTCCTGTACATGATCAGTCATACAATGACTGCATCACGGCATACCAGAAGAAAGGCAAGGGCTACTGGGGTGGAGGGAATGCCGAAAACCTCCACGCTATTCTCTTCATGATTATCAAGTACGCTACAAAAAATTCACAAAATATAATGCGTGGATGCAGTGAGTTTAATACCCAGTCAAAAGTCGCAAAGGCTGAAAGCAATACTAAGAGAGTTCTCGTATCAGACAGAGGAAAATTCTATGAAGGATGCTGCGTATCTGTAGGAGACGGTACAAGCAATGACAGAAACATGAGTGCAGCCAATAATATTGCTAACCGTGTGAGAGTAAAAAGCATTGATGAGGTAACGATTGACAGCGTGAAGTACTATGCGCTAAATCTCGATGTGCCATCAACAATTACAACGACTGCTAACAGCCTTGTTTCATCAATGCCATGTTTTTCGGGCGAGACTGACAAGGTTATTGGACGTTATGACGGTTCGTATTTAAATAACACTGACGGCAACCATACTTTCCGTATTCACGGAGTTGAGTACATGTGGGGACAATATGTCGTGATCTGCGACACAGTTCTTTACAAGCAGGGGGACGCATGGGAAGTTTTCTTAGCTCCAAAGGGAACGGCACATGTCGCTAACGCACATACTGGATACGTATGTGAAGGAAAGATACCTTATAATAACGGCGCGGATGTCTATGGCGGAGATTACGGATTCTCATCAAGAGCATACTTTATCAAGGCACTTGGCTCTTCTTCGTCAAGTGGTACTGGCGACATCATCTATGAAGGAGGAACTAGTGTTGCTGATGGGGAATTGCGAGAATTCCTAACTCTCGGCGGCCTGTGGAACGGGGCTGGCGCTGGCCTGGGCTTCGTGACCTGCGGGTACAGGCTTGGCGGCCGCAACTGGGTCTTTGGCTCTCGCGACTGATTAACGCTGTGTTAAGGGGTGAATTTTTGCAAGGCAAAAAGAGGGGAGAAATCCCCTCAAAATAATATGAATTTTAGGGTATGTCATCCGCCTCTCGGCAACCTGAGGAACGGGGCTAACGCTGGCCTGGGCATCGTGAACTGCAGGAACAGGCTTGGCAACCGCAACTGGAACTTAGGCTCTCGCGAGTGAATTGCATTAAAATCCATCTTTTCAGCTGATGGTGGCCGAAATGCCATAATAAAAACATCGGATGTCATGCATGGCATGAGATACTGCCGTCGGTAATTATACCGCCTTTCCAGATGGAAAAACTGGCTGAAAATACCAGGCGGGCTAGTAGATGAAAATTGAAAGCTCGCATCCAGCAAAATCAGTAAAGGAATAAAGTGATGAATGAAGCGAAAATGCAAAAAAATTGATATAAGCGATGTGAGATTCATAGAATCGTGCGCGGATGAATGCATAACGCGAAAAGGAAGAAAAGCCTATGAAAGAAGCGATGTTAGAAGGCTCTTCAATGAATTCGGGGATTTACATAGCTTTGCGATAGATATGTCAAGAAGAATAAAGGCACATGAGCTGAATCTTGTGAATGTCAGGTACATGATAAGGACTGACCGTTCAAACGACAAGAAACGATTAATCATGATCGAGGACATAGAGCAGCAGATACTTGACTATGTAGTCTACAATGCCTTGGAGGAACTTGAAAGTTACATCGGTCACTATCAGATAGCATGTCGAAGTGGCATGGGTCCTATCTATGGAGTACGTGTCATCTATGGATGGCTGAAAAGCGACGATACGATACGCTATGCCATCAAGGCTGACATAAAAAAATGCTATCCTTCGATAAAAAAAGAATTGATGATGGCATGGCTTAATCGTCATGTAAAAAATGACGAGTTACTGTGGCTTATCAAAGAGCTTCTTTCGACTTGTGACTACGGGCTTCCAATCGGTTCATACATGAGCATAAGGCTTTGTGCACTGTATGTGGCTGACTTGTATCATCACATCGAAGGCACCTATTTCACAACGAGAAGAGGTAAAAGGAAGAACGTCTTCTCACATGTGATGATTAATCTCGACGATATCTATATCTTCGGAGCTAATGCGAAGGAAATGAACAAGGCGTTTGGAAGCGTCATGGAGTACTCGAAGGAAGCTCTTGGACTTGAAATAAAGGATGACTGGAAGATGCTTTCCTTTTCCAAACATGACAGCAACGCACATATCGATGCACTGGGATATAGAATCTATAGAAACCGCGTAACGATGAGAAGACGAAATTACGTCAAGCTGAAATCATCAGCAAGGCGATTCGGCAAATCTCATAGCGTAAAAGATGCACGATCGTTCCTGGCAAGGGAAGGAATGTTTGCAAGACATACGAATTCAAGAATTTTTTGCAAGAAGTACAATATTTATCACTTGAAGAGATATGCGAGAAAGGTGGTATCAGAACATGACAAAGGCAATGACAACAGAAAGGCAGGAAGCAGTACAGGTATCAAGAGTTGATGATATGACATATGTCTACATTTATCTCAACGAAAAAGAAGTGAAGAGAGAAGCACTGAGTGAAAACGAAAGTGAGACAGTGCAGTATGAATATGATTACAACGAGTTCAGCTTCAGCGGTGATGCACTAGACATTAATGACATCAAGGAACATCCTGAGAACTACATGGAGGCACTTACTGTAGAAAAGAAGGTACATGAAGCAGTGCCTACAATCGAAGAAAGAGTAAGTGCAATCGAGGAAATGCTGCTTGCTGAGATGGGAGGCGACGTTGCATGAGTGCTAAGAAAAGATTTTTGACGCTACAGTATCGAATGAAGAGAATCACAGCACAGGACGTTGTAAACATGATTAAAATCGGAAGCGTCACTGAAGAAGATATCCCCGATAACTTAAAAGAAGAAGTGGAGGAAATGCTCGATGCAAAGAGTGACAGTAATAAAGCTCAATAATGACGATATCAAAATGATTCTTTCAAAGCATTTTGATGTGCCTTTAGAAAAGGTGAAGTCGACTGGATACAGCTATGAAATTATCGCTGACGAAGAGAAGGAGACTGTAAAAGATGGAAATGATAATTAACTCACTGCCAAAAATGAAATTTGTAAGCGAATTTGTTTTCTATCTTGTCCCATTGATTTTTATGTTATGCGACATTGTTTCAGGACTTGCAAAGGCATACGTTCAAAAGAATGTAATCTCGCACAAGATGAGAAGCGGCATCATCAAGAAGTGCGGTGAAATGATGATTATCGTTCTGACAGCCGTAGTTGTATATTCGGTACAATGGCCTCATCAGATAATTGCTATCGTTTCAGTATACATGATCTTGATGGAGATCATATCAATCATGGAAAACCTTGATGGAATCGGAGTTCCAATCCCAAAATGGATTGAGAAGACAATCAACAACGTCGCTGAAGAAATTGATAATGGTGACGTTGCAAAGATGAAGAGTGATCTCGACACATACTATGAAGTTGCTAGATACCTTTGTGAAAAGGAAGGCACGACAATTGCCGAAGTTGTTGAGGAAAACAAGAATGAAAAACAATAAGGAGGAAAACAAGGAAGATGGCAAACAATATAAATGACGTTTTAAAAGTATTCAAATCATGGAACGGAGCAAGAGAAGGCGGGGCAACTCATAAGAATATCCTGGCAATCTATAACAATCACCAGCCACTTGCGAGAAACTATAGGGTGACAACAAAGGACTCATGGTGTGCCACTTCCGTAAGTGCTGCATTCATCAAGGCTGGTGCAGTTGATGCCCTTAAAGGCGGGACGGAGTGTTCATGCGGCAAGATGGTAGAACTTGCAAAGCGTAACGGATTATGGGACGGCAACTGGAAGAGAACGCCAGTAGTTGGCGATATCGTCATGTATGACTGGAACAAAAAGCATGGATGGCCTGAGCATGTGGGAATCGTTACAGCTGTAAATGGCTCATCCTTCACGGTAATAGAAGGCAACAAGAACGATGCCGTAGGATACAGAACGGTAAGCACTGCCAGTGCTTCGATTGCTGGATTCATCCGTCCAGCATATGGAGCAGCACAACCACAACCACAACAACAACCACAACCAAAAACACAGCCTAAGCCTTCACCAAAGACGTCCGGGACTGAAAACGTAAGAAAGGCCCAGCACTTTGCAAACGTGTTTGTTGATGCCGGCATCAAGGAAGACGGACTGCTTGGCCCAAATACCAAGAAGGCAATGATTAAGGTTCTTCAGAAGTGCCTTAACATTGATTATAAAAAGAATCTCGCCATCGATGGATTCCCAGGTAAGCATACACATGATGTGCTAGGACACCATTACGTCAAGAGAGGAGAGAAGCAGTATCTTGTCACATTTGTTGAGTGTGCACTCAGTGCACTTGGATATAATGTCCTTGGCATCGAAACTCCAGGCATCTTCGGAGCAGGACTTGAATATGCGGTAAAGCAGGTACAGGAAAGAGGAGGACTCAATGCTGACGGCATAGCAGGACATAGCACGCTGAGATATGTCATCTCATTGTTGTCGTAATCATGATGTACAGATACTTCATCGTCATGATCGAGAGCGGCGCACCAACTGCCGAAGGGGAGATTCTCGGCATGGACTATTACGCAATTCCTCATATCGTAAAGGACGAAAATAAAAGCGCTCTTATTGAAGTATGGGATGATGACCGCAAGCTCTCGTACCACACATTTGCACTGAAGCATCTCGATCACGAGCACTGCTTATAGATTTCTCGTTGCACTCGTTTGCAACGGAAACAAATATCGTTGCATTAATATGAAAATATCCCAGGGATTCAATTCCCTGGGAGCTTTTTTATTTGTTTGCCTTTACGATGTCATTGACGTATCTACTAATGCCGCCCATCTTCGCTGTCAGCTTACGCATATTATCATACGAGAGCCCTTTTCCTGTAGAACTGTAGTTGCGGTAGCTCTGATATGGCACTTGTGCCATATCGCAAATTTCACGCATGTTGAAGGCTTTGCCGATATGTTTCATGACACTGTCGAATATATACTCGTCATTCCAGTCAGTATATCTTTGCTGCCATTCAGTGAGAATCTTTCTATCATTTTCACTTATATTGGTATTCAGCAATTTCTCTATCAGTTCAAGATGTTCTCTAAATGACATATCATCAAAGATGTTAGACACGCAGTCGAACTCATAGTCATATGTCGTATTGAATGCTTGAGGTGCAAGCCTCTCAATAATTTTTCTATATTCTATTTGATTAAGCTTCATATTTCTTTTCCTCCTATTTGTTTACACTTTTCATGAAATCGTCCCACATTTCGTCAGGATCGTCATAATCATGATAGTTCAATCCTGCCTTTTCAAGAGCCTCTTCATAGTCTTCAGCTGGGATTGCGTCCCAGCTTTCAGCATTTTCAACTGCTTCAATAAATTCATTGATATTATTATAATTACTTAATACTACTTCTTTCATAACCATTCTCCTCTATTTTTCATGTATTCTCTGATTTTTCTTTTTGCACTTGCGTCTGTCAATCCACTAACACTGAATTGTAATGTTCCTTCAAGCTGTTTACGTTCATTTCTTACACAATTAATATGAAATATTCCATCTCCTTCATTGTTCGTACAATAATAGATGTCCCAGTCCTTGTCTGTCGTCCACTCCCAACGATTGTCTTCTTTCTTATAGCGTAAATTCTTTTTTGATGACTTAGTTTTCATATTTATTCCTCCTAAATTAAATGTATCTCAATGAAATGTCCTTTAATGTAAGTATATACTGTATGTTTCACATAAGGGTTTTCCATAAATTTTTCTTTTGCTTCTTTGACTATTTGTTCAAGCTGTTGTTTCCCAATAAGTTCCTCAACTTTCTCTTGTGTAACTCTCTTATTGTCT